GATATCAACTTCTACTTCTGCGTTTATCGCCATGTAGGCAGTCTTGATATCAATGGCGGTGGTCTCGTACTGGGCAAACTTCATCATGTCTCTGTCTCTCTCACTGTCTATATGTAATATAGCACATAGAAGTTTTTTGTCAAGAGAAAAATTAGTTATCCTTGCCAGTTTCATCGGCGAGCATCGCAGCAAAGCCTGCCTGCGTCTGAGGATATCCCCGCATCTTCAAAACCTTCTTAACGATCGGCGAGACATAACCCTTCTCTTCAAGAACCTTCAAGGGCGGCAAACCCTGTTCAAGCTTGCTGAAATACTCAGCGGGCGTGAAGTTCTTCCGAAGAAACCGAAGGAAGTCGGCCTTCCCACCAGTTCTGTGCTTGAACCGAGCGACAAACTTCCGCTCGCCTTCATGATTGTAGAACACGTACGGATCACGACCAGTCAGATTTTCAAAGTTCGCAGCAACAAACATCACACACTCTCTCTCTCACTCACTATAGACATTATAACTTATGGAGATTTTTTGTCAAGAAAAAATTAAAGATTTGTCATCGTGGAAGGCAATTCTTTTGATGCAAAACCATACCATCGAGCACGACTACCGTTCTTATCGATATCGGCTTTATAGGACCATTCGAGAAATTCGTGGTATGGACCGCAACGGCGAAAAACTCGTTGATTTTTTTCGACGGGTTCGACCATTCCAAGCCGACCATCCGGAAGAGTGATCAGAGTTACACCATCTTCTAATGACATTGTTATCCTACTCGCTTCGTGTTAAGTGAATTGTAAACTTCTTTTGCTCGACTTCGTGGAATTTCTAGTGATAAACTAACGCGTTCGATAATGTCAAAATCATCTCCTCCACGCCTCTTAGATTCTAAAACTTCTTTGACGATTTTTATATAATCAACCATCGTTTTTCTCCATTTTTTACAGTATACTATATATACGATTTATTTCAAGAGAAAATTTGGAGTCCATCCATCGAATCCGCACTCTCCGCGTTTCATCCTACGATATAGGTCTTTAGTATACTTTTCATTGGCACTCGAAAAAACTACCAACTCCTCATTTTCAAGATCGACATTGAAAGAAGCCCAAGGGCGAACTTCAATAATTTGAAATTTTTCACCATTCTTCTCAAAACGATAATTCATCTAAAATCTCCCATGTTGAATCGTTTACCTCGTTTTCCTTCATCATTCACTCTTTCGCCGAAGGAAGAATTGTCCATAACCGATGTATCGTCTTCTGGCATACCCTCCTGTGCATCTTGTTCTACATCATACAGTCTCATTCTACTTCTGTCAACCCCTATTAAGAACGCTCTATTTTGCGTTACATCATTCAATCGATTCTTCAACTGTTTAAATTTCAACTGCCCTAATTGTTCTAACTCTTCACTGGTGATAATGGCAATCATCAAATCAACTGTAGCTGGCAAACCAAAAGATTCTGAAGTGTCTTCAAGCCCTGGATCACTATTCGTATAACCAGTTCTATTAGTTTGTGTAGCAGTCACAATAGGAATATCTCGTTCGACGGCTAGGCCTCTCAATTCTTCCGCGACCGACTTGATATACATATAAGTATTCACATTAGAACCATATTTCAATCTCATAGAACAACAAATATTCAGATAATCAATATAAATGATATGTGGAGTGAAATTTCTTTTCAACTTCAATTCGTTCAATAAATGCCTAAAATGCCCAGCACCAGCGGTAGCGGTAGGATATTCTTTTACGATTAGTTTACCGCTAGTCTTTTTCTGTACTCGATGAATTTTCTTTTCAAAAACTTCCTTTGAAAGATTTTCGATATCTTTGATAGGAACATCTAAAAGATTTGCATCAATTCTTTCTGCAATTCTTTCTTCTGCCATTTCCATCGTGATATAAAGTACATTTTTACCATCAAGAATATTAGCGGCTGCCATATGACACATAGCCAAACTTTTGCCGACATTTGTGCCCGCGAGTAAACAAGTTAAAGTTTTGTTTGGAAGCCCTCCTTTAGTGATAGTATTCAGATATTCAAGGTCAAAAGGAATTCGACTTTCGACTTTATGATAGAAATCAAATCTTTCTTCAAAATCTTCAATCCAATCATGCCCAATATGAGAGTCAAAAGAAACTCCTAAAGCTTTAGATAGAATGTCTGGAATGGCTGTCTTTGAAAGTTTTTCATCGCGCCCATCTAGAATTTGAATTGAGTCCATCACTGCATTATATACAGCTTTATCCTGACAAAACTCTTCCGTTTTATCTAGAAGCCACTGCAAATCTTTTTCAGAAGAAGTAAGCGCTTCTAAAAAGTCTAGGGAAGACTTATAAAGGTCTTCCCCGACATTTTCTTCGTTATCTAAATTGATTGCTAGTATTTCTCTACTAGGAAGAGTATTATACTTTTTTACATGATCAGTAATTAGATTGAATACTGTCTTTTCGGTCAAATCATGAAAATATTCTTCTTTCAGATATGGAATTACTTTTCTTGTAAATTCTTCATTATTAATTAGATTCGATAAGATCGTTTTCTCTAATCTCATTTATGGTTTCTTCTTCCTCTTCTAGTGTGTTACCATAGCTAAATTCTTTCTTAGCAGCTTCTTCTAATCTTTGCATAAGATCATCTGTGAAAAATCTTTCTGGATCATCATAAATTTTCCTCTCGGAATGTTTAGAACCATCAGGCATTTCCCATCCTTTTGCAGCTTTCTTTACTATATCATACTTAGCTCCTAAGTCAAGTAATCCATAATAACGATCAAGCCCAGTATCATAAGAGAGTCTAGCTTCCGCTTTCATCCACTGTTTTGTAAACCTAGACTTCGCCGCAGTGACAGTAATAATATTACCCTTAATATCAGTGCCGTCTCTATCTTTCTTTTTAGTTAGAAAAAGAATTGTACTAGCGGAATACTTCAATCCTGATCCGCCCGACATTTCTTTCTGAGGAATGAAAGAACCTACCTTATCATAAACATGATTTGTGACAATCATGGGAACTCGACACTTCGCAAGATTTAGATTGAGAACCCGAAACGCACCCTTGAGGAGTGCTGCCCGTGACATATCTTTAGTTTCAGAACCTTTTTCAGTATCTTCAATTTCTTTTGAAGTGGATAACTGCCCCATTGAATCTAGAACCATCATCATTGGAGGCGGATTCTTCGCTTCACGATAATTCTTCAATACTTGAAGTGCCATATATCGAAATTGTTGAACTGTAGAAGGTTCTGAAACGATCATTCGTTTAGGATCAATTCCTCGAAGAAGCATCATTTCCTTGGTGACTGCGGACTCAGTATCATAGTAGAAACAACCAGCTTCCTGATTTTGTCTCATAAAGTTTTCTACCATACCTAAAGCAAAGTAGGTCTTACCTGTCGCTTCTTCCCCAGCAAGTCCAAGAATTTTATTGTTTGGAATACCTCCAAAAAGTGAACCTGAACATAAAGCATTAATCATGTAAGATCCGGTATCGATCCATCCAGTAAACTCCGAAGAATTGCCACCATCTTCTAATAAATGAACATTTTCGTCATTAATGTTCTTTACCATATCTTTAAAAAAACTCATTTATTCTCCTTTAAAATAGCTACCGTCTAAAATTGCATTTACTTTTTCAATTTGTTTTTGAATCACGGGCCCGCGATTTGGCCAGTGAATATATTCCTGATTTTGAGTACGATAAAGACTTTGCAGCAATGGCATAACGACTTCAGCTAAAGCTTGAACTTTTTGATTCGCAACGCTGTCGGCTAGTTGTTTTCGTTCTTCAACTATATTCTCACTATCATACGCTAAGGACAGAACTTTGTCAATCTTTTTTTCAAGATTTTTGAGACTATCGAGTTTCTTTTCAAGTCTGCTTTCAAGTTCTGTAATATCTGTTTTAGCGGCGACTGGTGGCTTTTCCGCCTCTAGTTGCTTTTCTTGATCAACAATCCGCTTTCTATAAGTATCTTCATCAACGGCGGTAAATCCGAAATCTTCTACCCAGCTACTCATCCAAATAAATCCTCCAATGTACCTTTTGCTTCTACATTCCATCCAATCGCAGTCATGATAGCTTGAATAGGATCGACAAACGCTTTTTCAAACTGCAAATCGTAGTCAATATATTTCTCCAATTCAGTCTCTCTAGGAAAAATTGTCTCAAATCCAAACACGTTTTCAAAAATTGGATTTGGCTTTTTCATATACAAAAACTTCATCTTATTGCCTGATTGGATGATTTCATATTTATGAGACAAATTATAATCCTTCAAAGCTTCATTATAAAGTATAGCCGCACGAACATGAATAGGTGTGCCAGACTTATAAAGCGAACTCTTGTCCATATACTTCTCCATATCACTTACACCACGCGGAAACGCGATATCTTCTGGAGGCAATGTCCAAAACTTCTTTCGCAGTTGTTCAATCTCACGCTGAACCGTATCCTCATCAGCCGTCATAATCAACTTTAGAGTATCCTTAATCATTTCGCGACACGCAGCCGGAGTTGACGATCTAACAGCTTCAATCCCCGTTACCTTCAACTCAGGCTCTTTATAGCGAACACCCTCACTATCCCAAACGTGGGCAATATATCGCTTCTTAGCTGTCCAAATAGCCTTGTCTGCGATAATCTCACGCGCCATAACCATCTTTTGTTGAGGCGCTTGAAGTTTTTTAGCTAAGAATGTGTACGCTTCTTCAAGTTTCTTTTCAAACTTAGGAGAAGCCTTGGACAGAAAATCAACAGCTTTTTGAGTATCAGGATTATCACCAAGAATTTGTTTGACTAATCCAGACATATCTAAGTAAACCGAATCGGTATCGATTGCTATCACATAATCGACATTCTTTGTCTTCAAAAGTTCATTCATGAATTCGTTCAAAACATGTTCAGCCCAACGGATAGTCAACTGCCCAGATACCGTAATAGACTCTGCCATGCGAATATCAAAGTATCTGAAATACTTATTTGCCATTGCACCGTAAAGACTATTCATCATAATCTTAATCGACATTTGAATGTTATTCTGGATGCCGATTGCTCGTTTGGTTTCTTTGTCTTCAGTTTTCTCGTATTCTTTCTTTAGTTCCAGCATCTTGGTCTTAGTCTTCGACCTTTCAGCATAATAACTTTCAATGACCTCTGGAATGATGCCAGATTTGTTATTTCTGAAACATTGCCCAGTAGCCGTCATAGTCATATTTTCTGGAATATCAAGAGGCGTATCGTTCTTCAAGGCTTCTAGAAGATAATCGACAGTAATACCAGGGACACGATGATCCACAATCGTTTCCGGTGACATATTGTATTGCATGATGATATGTGGATACAGACTATTCAAATCAAAAGAAACTACCCATTCATACATTCCAGGCTTCGGGTCTTTGACGTAACCACCTTCAATCGTGTTATACTGCTTTATCACTTTTGGCGGCACTGCAATCTTTCTCTTTCGAAACTCATTGAGAAGAGTAGCATCCCAAATGCCTACAGTGCCAAGGGTCTCCGCAATACCACATTTACTGCGATATGCCATAACTAACACTAATTCGATAAGGGCTAGATTTTCATCAATACGTTGGATCAATTCCACGTCTTTGATATTATATCGAATATACTTCTGAAAATCATTCTTATAAAGACCATGAAGAGTACCATGCTCGGAATAGTCAAGTTTCTTCTCACCAAGAACTACCCAAGCGATATGATCCAACTTATAAGACTCTTGAACTCCAAGTGTGTTCAAAGTAAACTTTTTGAAGATATCAATATAATCAAGTTGAGTAATGCCAATAATATCAAACTGTTGGCGAACTTTACCTGCTACGGGAACATCGTTGCGTTCCACGCGTCTCCAAGGCGACAATGTTTTGACCATATCATCGCCAAACAGCCTTGCAATACGATTGACCAGATATGGAATATCAAAAGATTCAGAGAACCATCCAGTCAGAATGTCTGGCATACATTCTTCCCAGTGCGCTAGGAAGTCAAGTAGAAGTTCCCGTTCATCTTTCGCTTGACGGTAGATTACGTTCTGTTCACACGACTCGGTATCAAAGTCCCCCACACCCCAAGTGAAAAAATGACCTCTATTGAAATCTTTGAGTGTAATAGCTGTAATTTCGTGTTTAGCTTCTTCCGGCTCTGGAAAACCATCTTCGCTGCCCACCTCAATGTCAATTGCAGTGATATTGAGTTTGGTGATATCAAATTTAATATCCTTAGTCCAAGTATCAGAAATGAATTGATGGATATAATTTGTTGTACCATGAATTTCAAAGTTATCAACATCTTCATATCTATCTAGGAATTCTTTTGCCTCCCGCATATTGCCAGGTTTAAACTCGGAGAGAGGTCTACCATGAAGAGAAGACCACTCTGAATTTCCGTTGTTGTCGGGAATATAAAAAGTAGGCTCGAAAGGAATCTTCTTCGTCACTCGTTTGCCATTACTAATACCTCGATAAAGAAGCTTATTACCATATCGATCAATGTTAGTATAAAAATGCATATTGCCTCATGTAAAAAAAGAATGGGAAAACTTTCATTCTCCCATTCTATCAGGTTGATTTGGAAATGTCAAGTAGTAATTTTGTAGAAGATTCTGCCGATTACTACCGCAGCGAAAAAGAGGGAAAAGATACCTCCGAACGCGATACTAGAAGCTAACATGAAGAATTTGCCTTTCTTTTAGTTGACGGACAAATTTGATTCTCGCAGTGAAGTCCGCGTGATCGACTGCTTCGCTTATAAATCTTTCTTCCCACGGAATAAAAATTGCTCTAAGAATTTTTTTCATTCGGCTAAAAATTCTCCCTTTTTAGTAATAGAAAACTTCTTAGGCTTTTCTTCTTCTGG